TTCGACCAAATCGACGGCAAGACTCACATCGAGATCAACGAGCAGAAAACCAGTAAATATAAAAAGTTTCCGATCACGCCTATTGTTCGGGAATCAGTCGAGCGACTGCGCGAATACTATGCGAGCAAAGAATGGTTCGTGACTAAAAAGTTTGAATCCGTGTATTTGTTTCAAGGCACCAGCCACCGAAACTATCACGACCTAAAGCCTTGCACTATTCAATGGGTAAGCGAGGTGTTTAAAAAGTGCCAGCGTGAGCTACCGCTGCCGTTCAACTTCAATACGCATAGCATGCGAAAAACGTTCGGATATCGTGCTTACAAAAATGGCGAAGATATTCACCACTTGCAAGCCCTATTCAACTACTCACACTCAAAAGTAACGCTTCGATACATAGGTGTTACTAAGCGAGAAATCGAAAAGATGTATTTCAAAAACTCAATGGATATAGCGTCATGAATATGATTTCCTCTTTAAGGCGTCGGGTGTCGAGAGACGGCTCGGCAACATTAAAAACCGAAGAGTACAATCAGCTTCAAGCTGAATGGATTAAGCGAGTGCCTAAAGAGGCTTTACGTGATGCTTTTATTGCTGGGGTAAAACTGGGAAAGCAAGAAACCTTCTTGGGTTTTGAGTCCTGGTATGAAAATCTAAACCAATAACACCTGTACAAATTTATTCATAACTAACGAGATAAGGCAATGGAACAGAAACAAATATTTATAAAGCACATCGAGCTTCTAGGATTTAAAGCAAAAGACAAAGTTACTGGCGCTGAAGGAGTGATAGCTTCAATTAGCTTTGATGCCTATGGATGCATACAGGCAGACGTAAGGCCACCGATGAAAGAAAACGGCGAGATACCAAATGGCTACTGGTTCGACATAACTAGACTGAAAATCGATAAGTCTGAGCGCGTTGTTGATCTGCCCAACTTCTATGAGGGCTACGTAGCCGAAGGCAGGAAAGGCGCTTCCGACAAAACATCGCAACGCGCCTAGAGAATGTACAAATTTATGAAGAGGAAATGAGGCTGTGAATGAGATAGATACCGAAATTGTAAAGCTGCGGCTTGAGAAAATGCTTAACGGGAGCGGCTACTTTAGTATTTGCGATTTAGATAGATTGGGTCGAATGATGGGCGTTAATGTTCAATCCCACCTATCTTATAAAAAACTTTCAACTCTCCACTGCATTAACTATTCAGAAATGTCACCAGCTTTGAAAAACGAAATTTCAAGCATGGTTATGGAATGCCTAACAAGTCGATTTGAAACTGGGCTTATGGCAAAAGCAATCACTGCTATACGGAATGGCGAGGTAAAAGATGAGCCAAATATTGAAGACTTTAGCCCAAACGTTTATCGCATTAGCAAATAGCGCCAGGTGCTTAATGGGTATTCACTCAATGACGAGCTATGCAGAACAGCTAAAGTTCGACGGAACGAAGATGGTCAGCGTTAGCCGGAAAATATCTAATGATGAAGTCGAAGGATTTATAGAAATTTCAGCCTTAAGGTGTCGACGCTGTAAGCGAACCTTCGAAGCAAAAACAAAAACAGACTGGTCGCTACTTAGCGATTAATCAATGTACAAAAAGAGGCATGCATGCATGAAAGTAAGTGTAGAAATAGAAGTGAAGCCATTTAGAGTGCCTAACTGCACTTTTAACAACTTAACTCAATGGATATAGCGTCATGAAATTTATTGTTCACGTTACTGGGCCAGACGAAATACATGAACTTGAAAGTGAGATAGAGGCTCTAAAACTTGCAAATGATATTAACAAGGTCTCGCACAATGTTAAGTGGTCTAGTGATGACCCAGAGAGTTACCCTACTGTTATTGCGCTCGTATATTCGTCGTTCGAGTATGCGAAATTAAACCAATAACACCTGTACTTACTTATACAGAGGAAATGAGATGTTTAATGAGTTTATGGAAGATAAGCTGAGAGTTTGGCAGGTTCAGTTTAATAAGAATGGGTCAGGACGGTATGTAGACAAGCATACGGTTAACGTCACTGCGCACACTTTAGAGGAAGCCGTTTCCAAAGTTCGCGATGAGTTTCCTGATGCGAAGATGTTAAATGTAAATCACAAAGGCGGTATTGATCTATAGCTAGCCTGTACAAAAAGAGGTTCACATGACCTACATATTCACAGCAGTAGTGCTTTTGCTTGTTGCTGCTTTTTATGAGCCGAAGTGTTGATATGAAATATAGAGTTAAGGCTGTTAGAGGGGTTTCGAACCTTAATTTTGAGGTAGAGATAAAACCAATGTATTTGCCTTTTTGGATTAATGGCTGGGTTTACACTGATTTCTTTAGAGTATCTTACTACACTCACGATGAAGCTTGTCGAGCAATCATTGACCACAAGAATAGGTACTCATATTCAAGCGATGATCCATACTGGCGGGGTCGATGAAATCAATCCCAATGAAGGATAAGCTATAACATGCAGCGAAAAGCAACTAAAACGACACGCGGGCCTAATGCCGAAGAAAAACGATTTCAAGGCTGGCTCAAAGAGCGGCCTTGTGTTTGGTGCGGGAACCCAGGGCCAAGTATTGTCGATCATTGCCGAGGTGCGACATTCAAGCATAATAAGGTTTTGATAGGACATACTTTCTGTGTGCCTCAGTGCGTAACGTGCGACACCAAAAAAACAATACACGGCAAACGATTAGGCAATGAAGCTGAGGCATGCTTGGGTTTAATCATGGAATACACGCTTACTAGGCCGGAAGAATTAGATGATAATGTTATATGCGCTATAGGTGACTGGAATAGATGAGCGAACACGACGAACAAGCTGCTGTAGTGCGCTGGTTTAAGCTGCAATACCCTAAGTATAAAGATTGCATTCTGGCCATCCCAAACGGTTCTATAATCAATACGGGCGGCAAAGGCGGCTCTAAAGGAATTGGGCGCTTAAAGTGGCTCATAAAAGAAGGTTTTAAAACTGGCGTTTCCGATTTATTTATTGCTGTACCTAGAAACGATTTCGGCGGCCTATGGATAGAAATGAAGGATGTTGGTAAAAAGGAGCGCTCAGTAACCAAGCCGCAAATGGATCACTTAATTTTAATGCGTGAGGTTGGATACGATGCGGAATGGTGCGCGGGCTTCGAAGAAGCGAAAAGGGTCATCGAAACGTATTTTCAGGAATAGACGATGCTTGAACTGCTTGAACGAATACAAAAAAGAATTGCCGAGGTGCCCCAAATGTTACGGGACTTCGACGCTTGGTTTAGACAAAACGAAGCGCTAGTATTTTGCTGGTATTGCGTAATAGCGATATTTTTAATGATCTATGCGTATGCGAGGGTTAAATCGTGAGATATCGCGTTAACTCCAAAAAGGCTTTGTATGAATTCCTTGATGACGCTTGCAAGATGTTCGAGGAGATACATTATTTTAATGCAACACTAACCGACAAACGATCACTAGACCAAAACGCACTTAAAGAAGTTTGGTATAAGGAAATATCAGAGAGGCGCGAGGATATGTCCATCAATGATGTTAGGCGCGAATGCAAGCTTCTTTATGGCGTACCAATTCTTAGGCGTGACAGTGATATGGACAACTGGTTATTCCAGCAAACACTAGACAAACTAGATCACGAAAGAAAGCTTAAGGTAATGGACTCTTTCGATATCACATCAAAAATGAGTACACCACAAATGAAAGAGTATCTGAACGAAATAAACTTAGAATACCCTTGGCTAGAATAAGACAAGCAAATTACGCTAAAGCGCGGTAAAACTAAAATCAAACTCCATGATAAAGTCAAATGTCGATGACGGCTCTAGAATTTGAAGGGGTCCAGTACCAAACCCCACGAAAGCTTCAGAGCCCTCAACAGTTTGGAACGGAAACGGAATAGAGATTGTGCTTTCTGTGAAATAGCTTGTCGGCGTGATTCTCTCTACACTTTGATAAGTGCGAGTAAACACAAAAGAGCCACCTGGCCCCCCTAAATTTGAAATCGTCGTGTTAGGGTAAGCGCCCCCACCGAATTGTGCTTCACTGTCTAGATAGTTTGCTGTAACACCGAGCGTTATTCTGTAAGAGTGAACACCAGCAAAGCGTTCGACATACACAACACCATCTTGAACAAAGGCATCGCCACCGGTTAGCGATTCAACCACAATTGAATCTATTATAGTGTCATTAGCGTTTGATGGCGCGTAAGAAATTGGAATTGCAACATAATCGTTTTCGGATGGAATTAAAACAACGGGTGGATCAAACGGGTCGCCCACCGTTATCGAATCATCATCGAAATATATTTCTGGAAGATACTCTATAGCCCTTATTGATACACTATCGCCGCCGTTTTGAACTGACTGGGTTATGGTTGGCATAGCAAACTCTTCGGCAGCGCCAAAGCTAAAGCTAGGGCGATCAATGTCGCCACTAAAGTCTGGCGCAAAATCTAAAGCCGTCTCTAACACAAGCTCGCTTGCTGTCGCCCCTTCCGTTACAATAGAGCTGAACGCCTCCCCCGTCGGCCTAGAGATTAATATATAATACGTGCCAGAGCCAAAAGTTAGATCCCGATCAACTTGGACATTTACGCTCGCATCAGCCCCAGCTATCAAATAGCCTGTAATGGCATTGCCAGCCAAATCACCGCAGACCGCATCATATGTACCCCTTCCAGAGTTAAATCCCTCCTGCTCTACCGAATAATCGATATTCATCGGCTGAAAATATCGGGTTCTAGCAAGCCTCATGCCATAACGCCAAGCGGTAATAGGGCTTGTCGATCCAACCAGGGAAACTTTTGTAAGGTTTGAGGGCGACTGATCACGAAAGAAGCAAGGGACATATTTAGGCGTTTTTTCTGCGACATCAAAATACTCAACTTCGTACCCGCTCTGCTCGTTCGTTGGCTCAAGGCTACCAGTTGCACGAATACTTGAAGCTAACTGGTTTGGGGTGTACATGTAGTCGAAATTTGTGCGCGCCACATCACGATAGGGCACGATTTTGCCCGATTCGATTACAGGCTCAGCAAACCCAACTTTCAAAGTAAGTTCAAGCGCTTGAAGCAAGGATAAATCGCTATTCATCTCGCCAGCAAAAGAATCATTTCGAGACTTCCAAATCGTATCAAGTGCGCCAAGCTGATCAAGATCAATCACACTCAAATCATAGCCGCATTTCTGCACCCAATAAGCAACAACCGGCGCAATATCATTGGTTCGAGACATCCCGCTAAACGTAGAGCCATCCCAAACCGGCAATTTCCTAGTTACAACCGCGTTGATTTTGTTTTGTGCTGCGTCGGATATCTCAGCCCCGCCAACCAGCGAAACGCCAATAGTCGTCCACGGATAACTAGACGGCGCGCCAAGATTAACCTTTACTCGTTCAATTACAATCTCATCGCTTACGGTGCTTTCTGTGCTTTTTGGTGTAATTCTTGCTATCTGTAGCTCCGGCCTTACCCGAAGGTAATACAAAAGCCCTGCGCTTATATCGCCAACAGTATCCCACTCTTCAACCACTGAGGCTTGATCTGTTCGTTCCATAACAAGATCAGCGCCATCTATCTCGACAACTTTTAACTCTGCGCCGTTTATATTCGGGTCTATGTTTGCCGGACTTACGATATCACCTATATTGATAGGATCCCACAAAGTCGGGTCTGCTGCGGTCATTACAGCCTGGAATATGCGACCCGCAACATCGTCTCGCCTACTTGCTGTAACGCCAGTTAAACTTATTTCAGGAGGCACGCACGAGAATGAATATGTTCTAGCCACCTCGTCACGCGTTGATCCAGATATTGTTTCTCGAATTGTAGTCCATTCGGTTGAGCCCTCTGTTCGAAATTGCCACTCAAGGTCAACGGAAATCTCACTTATCGTTCCATCATTCTCAAACTCACCCAGACCATTTCGGGCAACGACATCGATTTCAATTATTCCGGTCGATTCACCCTCTGGGCATAAGGTGTAAGGGCCAAAAACCGGAGCGCCGCCAGTCTCTGAGTTCCAATTAATGGCAACGTCGGTTTCTGTCGTGAAGTTAAGCCAACTAGAGTCATCAACATAATATCCAGTCGAAGCCCAGTAATTTTGCACGAAAAGCACTTTTTGAGCTGTTATTACATTCCCATCCACACCACCAACAGACTCAATCCTATACAGACCATCGTTTGGCGCGTCGGGAAGACTAAATATTTCACCAACTATGAAAGGGGGGGGAGTGGCAACGCCTAAGAATCTAACTGTGAGAGTCGCCCCACTTAGGTCACCCGTCCAATCGCTAAGCGTTGCCCCAGCCTCTTGGCCCAGCTCAATATTCTTAACGGCTTCTGTTTCATACCAGTTTTCATATTCTGGCCGGTCTGAAATAGATTGATTGGGGTCGCGCTTGATCCAACTGAAATTACCCGCAAATCGATCCACATTTGTTTCTGAGATTAGCAAGGTGTCGATATCATATTCACCCAACCCAACCGCTAAAGCCACATCTAGGCGCTCTGCATTGTTCTGGTAATATCTATGAGGCTTAACTTGGTAGTCTAGGTATGTCGGAAAGGTTCCAAGTATCTCTTTAACTAACCCGCCCAATCTTGGGGTATTCGCTCGTAAGTTAGCTTTATACACCGAGTTTGCTGTCTCTGGCTCAGAGTCGCCCACATCAAAATTGGCTATCTTTTGAACCTGAACATAGGCATAAGCCGCAGCAATAACCGCAACGATATACGGTATGGCCTGAGCTTTTGGCATGATTACGATTTTTACATCGTCACTAGGGTAAATAGTTCGATTCTCGTAGTTGTCTAATATCTGCCCGTTAACATGCACTTGGACAAGAGGCGTCCTGCGTCGGTCTTCGCATTGTGTTGAATTATCTATCCAGTCCTGAATTCCGATAGGCGCACTAATGCTATGCGTCTCCGCAACGGTCATTTTTACAGCATCAGATATAACCTCAATCATAAAAATACCTTACATTGCGAAAGCGCTCAAATACACCAACCTTATCCTTTCTCACGCCATGCGTCTCGGTTATGTGCAAAATGCGCCAACCTTCATCCAAGTTAAGTAATACACCCACATGAACTAGAGTATCACCCTCAAAAACACATGCAACCGCGCCGTTTCTTTTTCCTTCTTTGAATCGATCCTTATTATCGTGAAAGGCTTGCGTGATCTTGTCTTTGTCAATCTTAGAGATCAATCCAAAATACGAAGGCGATTTACCCAAAAGCTCCGAACGAACAGAATTAACGAAAACTCCGCAATTCATACCCGAAAACCCTTTGTCGCCATCATAGAACGGAACGCCTAAGAACTTATCGATCATGTGTATTTTAAACCTGGGGAATTCAATGCGGTAAATTCATCAAACATCGCATTTTTATTTACAATTTCTTTAAACCCTGCCGAAACGATAATTGAGCTACCTTCTGCCGTGAAGCTTTTAGCCTCACCAGAATATAAAAGCTCTTCCGTTGCTGTGTCTGCGCTTAGATGTGAGCGAAGGCTTATTATTGTAGGCTCTGACCCAGCTTGACGGCGATAATCAATAATCAGCCTAGCTTGCGCCCATGATTGCCGCTGTACGTCACCAATCCTTAGAGCTATCTCTTGCAACCCCCTCTCACCTTTATTCGGCAGAGGCGGGCTCATGCTTGCACTGTTGAAATCATGCCAGCCCGCCGCAGTCCTAAGCCGAACGGTTTCATGCCAATCAGCAAACCGAAGCGCTCCACCACTTAAGGCCGGGCTTATGATTTCAATAGAGTAAATTGCCGTGCTGTCAACAGGATTCGAGGCAAAGTATCTTTTTAGCGTGTCGCTTGCCACTTAGTCACCAAACGCCATAGCATAAAAAACATTTGTCCCGCTGGCATCGTCTGCCCTATTAATAGTGAATTCGTTTTGATTCCAATTGAAAGCGGTGGCGGGGTACCTGTTTCCCGTAACATGAACAAATCTGCACGCAGTTGGAAATGATGAAGGAAAGCTGATCACTTCATTGTCATCACTTACCGAATTAAACGAAAATAGCTTGATAATTGTTGCGCCCAACTGTAGCTCGCCCGTCAACAAGGAACCTGTCTCAACCGCTCCCGTTAACCCTGCATTTGTTACAGCAGTCTTTTTAATTGATCCGTCTGTGGCATCTTGAAACAATACTAGATCATTAATCGTGTCCACGGTGTTTTCTGTTGGCACGTTCGCAAAATCAATCTCTAACTCTTGATCGCCTGAATTGTCGGTGACAACAATACCGCCATCAGTGACCGCACTAACACCTGATACCGTTGAAAATAAGTTGGCAAGGTCGGACACTAAAGCCGAGCGAACAGCGCTAGAGTTCGACACATCTTGCAGTAGAACCGAGTCATCACTCGCTGGTGTCACCGCCGTATATTGCGCTATTTTTGCCGCTATATAATCGCCTATCACTGTTGCGTCAATGTACTCATCGACTCCAGCACCATTTTTAACGTGTAGCTTAAAGTCATCTAATAGCGTTAGCGCTTCGGGAAACTGATCTATTTCTATATCAGGCATTAGCTGAACTCTCTATAAATAATCTGATTCGCGTTGTCATCCACAATTGTATTACCTTGATCGTCAATAATCCTGCCAGTATTCTCAATAAGCTCTCTATCTAGCTGTATGATTAAGTCTAGCTGACCTGGATACACTGGCTTTCTCTCTGCGCAAACAACATCAAGCGAAACCATCCAGTGCGATGGGCCTCTCTGCTGCTTCGTAAACATGCCTCCGGCAATTGTAACCTCCATGATTCGCCTGCCTGACCCATCATAGATAGGGCAATCAAAAGGCGTCTCACCGTGGTTAAGGGTATCATAAAAAAATGATTCCCATGACTGGAGTAAAACATCGGTTAGCATTACCTTCCCCGATATCCTGTCGCTATAGGTTGCCGTTTTGCGCCTTTGCCTTGCAATACCATTAAACTTTTCGGCGCGAATATTGTTGGTTGATTTCGTGATTGTGTAGTCCTGATCCCAGAATCTAGGCTCTAGGTCACTAGGCAAAGCTGGCATCTTTCCAAACCTCTATGTCGTGAGACACTTCCCATAAATCAACAGCTCTATAAGAAATCGAATAATCACCGTTAACTATCCTTATAACGCCATTAACGACGCCGGTCGATGTTTCATAAGGGCCGCGAAACCAAGCTGTTCCAGAGCTTAGATACTGGTCTATAAAGTGCTCATATACGGAAAGCTGCCGATTTGTCAGTAAAACCCTTGCAGAGAACCGCTCAATATTCTGACTACCTACGCGCGAAATCCCATAAACGACCGGCGAATCATCTTCATTAAATGAAGCCTCGCTAACTGCGCTTATATTCGCCTCCCATTCAGGCAGGAATGTTGTAATAGTGTGCATTAGCTTCTTTGGGTTCTCCATCCTAGCCGCTGCTGACCGAACCGAGCTATATCACCATCGCGATTAATATCCTCTATGACAATTTGCGTCACTTGATCCTTAAGCGTCGGCTCGCTGACTCTCACATTTGAGCTATTATTTATAATCTGAATATTATTCGAAACCATTATTTCTTTTTGGTCTGAATAGCTATCATTTGACGCCTTAGGCACGATTCTGCCAGAGCTATTAGGAACAAATGTTTCAGGCCCAAACTCTCCGACACGATAAGACTGCCCAGCAGTGACAAAACCACCTTGCGCCCTTGGTGGCTGCTGCGCTGCCATCTGGCCAATCAAAGCGCCTGTAGCCGCCGCAGATGCCGCCGCAAATATAGCACCCACAGTAGGGCCACCAATGTCAGCACCAAATCTATACGATGATATCGCCGCGCTTATACCGTCGATAGTCGCGTTTGCAACGTTTGCCGCTTTTCCTATCTCAAATAGCTTTCGGTTTTCTGATCCGGCCAGCGCTGAGAATTGACCAAAGAACCCGCTAAGCTGATCAAGCTGCCCATCAAGCAATACTTGCCTGTTTTGGTTTCTAAGCTTTTGGGCCTCTTCTTCGGTTAAAAGCTGCTTTTTTTCAGCCGCATCAATTATTGCAAGGCGCTCATTGTATGAGTCTTGATAAGCTTGAGTTTCTGACCTAAGAAAGTCTTCAGTTTGGAAAAGTCTATTTTGGAAAGCGATTTCTCTCGCGTTGGCGGCTGCCGCTTCTGCCTCTGCCGCCCTACCTTCTCTTCGCGCCTTAGCCTCCGCCTCTCTTTGTGCTATTTCCTCTTGCCTTTGTGCCTCCCTTGCTGCGCGCCTTGCTTGCTCTTCAGCTTCTTTAAGCTTATTAATAACGTTTTGCAAGCTCTGAACTCGATCAAGCTCGGCTTGAGTCGCTCCTAGCTGCTGAGCCCTATAAAACGAAGTAGCATTAGCTGAGTCGTTCGCCGCGTCAGCCTGTATCTGTAAATTAGTAATTAGTCGGTCTATAGAGGGCTGGTTCTCATTAACCACCCTACCTAACCCGTCTTGTTCTCGCCTCAACTCCTGGAGTGAATTAAAGGCCAAAAGAGAATCATCGCTTAGGCTTATCACCTGCTCCCGAAAATCTCTAAAACCTGCACTAGCTTTAGTGTTTGTTAGGAAAAGTCTATCAATCTCTTTTCTGTAATCCTGTAGTGAAATCTGACCTTCTTTAAACTTAGTGTTAAGCCTTGTTACATCTGTACTGAAAACAGTAAACCGGTCGCCAAGGTCATTAGGCCTCAAGGTATCAATCAGCTCTGTAACGCCATCCCGCGCCGCCCTTATTGCATCCTTAGCATCGTTAATACCCTCAGCGAGAGAAGCCTGAAAAGCCTCCTCGCTAATGTTTTTCAGTTGCTTTAAAGTGTCTGAAAGCTCTACAACACCCAAATCGGTAGCCGAAGCAACAGCATCAAGCTCTTCTAGTGCCTGCTTAAGCCTATCTGAAGCGCTGGCGCTATCACCAAGCGAAGAAAGAAGGACGCCGCCAAGCGCAAAACCAAGACCGGCGACAACACCCGCAACAGCACCCAAAGCACCAAAGCCGCCAAGCAACTGCGGAAGCTGTTGTCCTAGTGTGCGTGTAACAGGAACACCGGCCTCCAATTGGACAACGATATCTTGCAGCTGGAAAGCAGTGTTTTGTATTGCTGAGTTATTCTTTCTGAAAGAATTTCCTAGCTGGGCTTGCACCCTAGAAGTCTGCTTACCAGTCTTATTGAGCTTATTTAGCCGATTGTCTGCCGTTAACAGGTCGCCCGTCTCAGCTTTGAATATTAGCGCTACTTCTTCCACTGATAAGACTCCGGCGGGTTATTTCTGATTCGATCAAGCCCTATTATAGCGTCAACCTCCCATCGACAAAGCGTGTCGAAGGTCATTGTGCAATAAGCTTGAATCTCTTGGTAATTAACCGAGCATAGGCGTGTAAAGACTTCCCAAAGGTGTTTGCATTCTTCTGGAAGCGTAGGCGCTGACTGAAACTCTAATGGGTCTCGGCCTATTTGTTTTTTGACCTGCATAGCGCTCTCGTATCGCGTCACTTTGCTTTTTTCGGGCCGACCGTGCATGTAGAAATACCACTTGCCGTACTCTAGTACGCCATCAATCAGCCCTTGATAAAATTTGTTCGATCACTTACGAAGCGGTCCACCTGATTGAAAATGCCCGCAGACTTAGTGTAAAGCTCTTTGCATGCCTCTTTAGTAAACGGCTTATCCGCACCATTCGACTCTATCCCGCGCCAACCAATTGTGATAGCAACAAGACTTTCTATCTCCGAAGAGATCTCCTCTTCTTCACTGATCGCTTCTTTTTTCGATATGGCCTTGATGGCCGCATTCCTCAGCTTCCTTTGCTCGACTTGGTAAGCCCTCGAGTCAACACCCATAACCTTAATGTAAAAATCCGTAGGACCGTCGATAGGGTGGATAATTTGGCACTCAGCGCCTTCATCGTGAGCATCTTGAGTAAGTAAGTCGTCAAATTCCATTAAGGTGCCGCCGTTCGCGTGATTTCAATTTGTGAAGTGGCCGTTTCGTCGTAAATAGCACTAAACTCTAATGCCAGAGTTACTGGCCCATCACCTGAAACATCAGGGTTGCCACCAGTGTACTTAATGTTAGGTAAATTAAACTGGTAGCTGTTACCCGCTGGATCTGTAGCTGTAAACACAATGGCCGAATTTGTACCGTTGATGAACTTAGTATAAAGCGATTGGTCTTCATAATACGCGGTAAGCGTGCCAGTCAGCCTAGATTTACCATCTGAAGGACGGATAGTCTCATCGTCAAACAATACAAAAGCAGGCTCCATACCGTTATCAAGGGTTAAATCAATTTGCGTTACTACCGCAATAGCGCTGCCGCCTTCTGTGATTGAACCAGTAAAGGAATCAAAAGGCGTGTTTGTTGTCATTGGGTCATAGGTTACGCCTGTGATTTGCGTTGTCGCTGTTTGCAGGGTCTTGCCGATTGCGTCATAGCTAATTGTTGCTAGTGAATTAGGCGCCAAACTTAAATTAAACCCTGATATCTCAAACCCTAAAGTTCTGTGATATTCGGGGGTGTCAATGCCATTAAACCCGCGCTCAATAGTAAAGGATCGTCGCGTCGTACCAGCAAGCAAAACATCAGATGCCCACGCACCCATTAGAGCCGCTTCTAACCAATCGTCAGCCTCTCCGAAAATTAGCTCTGAATCTACCGAACCGCCTGACTGCTTATTACCATTGCGAACGTCTTTTACTTGCCGATCGCTGGTTAAACATTCTGACTCGATTGTGTCCCTGGTTAGACCAACAGACACACCAGTAATACACATAGGTTTCAAAGTTGGCGTTGCTGGTGTTGTTGCGTAAGTGCTTTCAGCAACATAATGAAGGCTGTGCTGTGAACCTGTTGCTATTGTCATGATGCTGACCTCGCTTGAGTGAATGCCTGATAACTAATTGATACCGGCACAATATAAAAATTCTCGTCTTTTGACGCTGATTCAATACTTACTGTCGTTATTGTAACAGTAACCGAGTTTTGTGTAATGCGCGTGCCGCGCTTGAAGTGATCCGCAATCGCGTCGGGCCATGATGATCGACCCTTACCATCAGGAATGAACACATCAACTTGGAATATACCTACATGAAAATCTAACCCGTCATCACCCAAACAAGCTTGGTTAGTAGATGAAGGAAGCCCTGTTGCACGTAAAAATAAAGTGCTGCTATTAGGTTCATAATCGACATTTTCCCATGACACTGGAGGAAGGGAAGGAAGCGTGCTAAGCCTTGCCCGTAAAGCGCCCTGAATATCTGTGAAAAATGTGCTCATTGTCTATCCAATATTTGCTGCGCTTCAACAACAGTGCGCCTAACCATGCCTTTAGGGGCTTGTTTAGACCATCCGAATTCAACCCTATTCGCGTAGGGCAAATTATTCGTCAAGTAAAACGTTTGACCTGCTACCAACGAACCTGCCGCCGCTACTGCGTCCGCACTAGGCGCTGAACCTGTCGCATCAATCCGTCTAATATTTGATAGGCTTGGAGTCCCTATACTAGCCTGCCATGATCCCCTTAATGAGCCGCCTACATAGCCTTTGGGAGCCGGAAGAGAAGACTCTGCCCATAAAGAGGGATTTCCAACTGGCGTCCGCTTAATAATGGTATTTGACACGCTTATAAGCGTTCCTCTGGCAATCTTATCTCGATTCTCCTTAATGTTTTCCACTGCCCTAGACAGATCAAGACTAAAGCTCATTTTCGCACCTGTAGCTCATAAGCAACAACAACATCGGCAGGCTTTATAGGGTTAACCCTAACAATCCTGTAATCTTGCGATTCGATATCAATCAAGTCATCAACCTCAAAAGCTCCTGACGCCTCTGCAATCAACTTGATATCATCAATTTGTATCGAGCTATCATTGCGCTCGAAAGCGCTGAAATCATCTTTCACGGCATATGCAGTAAATGCGCTTTCCGTTTCTGCGCTCGTTCCCGTTGCTGGGTCATATGCGCCATAACTTACACGCGTAAACGTATGCCGCCTACCAAACTTTTTTATAAGTCTGGTCGCAGTGTTATCACGCAAAGAAGCGTAATCAAATGCGGACAACTCGCATCCCTCCGCCAGCCTCTAAGAGCTTTTTCATGGCATTTGGAACAGCTCTGTTTGTTACCGTAGAGCTTGAGCCATCAGCATACTCCACCTCAATGCTAGCCACTTTCTCGCGCTTAACTTTGCGATCAACCGCAGTCAGCTCGCCATTGCCCTGCTCTTCGGCATAGGCAAGCTCATAAATGGAAATCTTAACTTCATTGGGAATAGTAGAGTTGCTTACATAGTATGAATCGATATAAACGTCATTCCTAGGCCACTGCAAAGGCTGGTCAGATTGCTTTTTATAACCAATAAACTCTTGAGCCTCGAAATAATCCATAGCGCGAAGAATCAATCTCTCCGCATCTTCATCACATGAACTCGCAGTGCTTCGACTCACGCCAAACCTAGCATCAGCCCAAGCGGAATATTCAGCCACAGTGATGTAGCTATTTGCGCCGGGTACAATCGATCCATCCTCAATAACTAATGTCATGCCGGAGTCACCAGTAAGTAACGACTTATAATAAGGTCTGCACTAGCCACATCGTTCCAACCATTCGGAACCGCTGTGTTAGTAAGGAGCCCAGCATCACTCTGGCCTGCAACCTGAAGCTCGACCCTAAACTTCCACCCTAAAGTAAGATCAGCCACAAGCTCAGCCTGATAAGCCAGTGCTGCATTTGCGCTATCTAGCTTAACCTCAACCGATTGCCCAACTTGCGCATAGGCGTCACCAACACCGGTAGGGTCAACAACAAACCTAAAGTACAGTTCTGCAACCCCGCTTGAAGCTGTTCGCCCAAAATAAGGACTAAACCTAAAATGGTAATGCCCCGACTGATGAACATCAAATTCGTTATTTGCAGCCATGCTAATAGGATCGGATGACGTGTTTACCGCAGCACTACCAAAGGCGACAGTATGAACACCAGTCCCAGGCGTTTGCTGCGTTGTATCGGTAACGCGAATAACTTGATCTCGCCTAGCGGCGGCATTATAAAGCTCTGTGTAATTTGTATTATGCAGCCCAGCTATCGCAGACCACTGGCCCGAACTTGGTATTTCCTGTCTAGCCATATTGCGACATCTCCGTATCAGGGAAAAGCTCTGTCGATGGCGTTAACCCAAAAGATGGGTTTCTAGCGCTAAGCTCTTCAAAAAGTATTACAAATTCAATATCCTGAATTTCCGCGCTTGTATTCTGGATCACCACGGCAGACCCATTACCTTCACAATCAATGACAAACGGATCCATTTCCGTGTAGCCAAGCTCAAGTCTATTACCCTGAGTTGTTATTTGCGAATATATCTGTGAGCTAGCAGGGCTAACATCATCAGAGCATACATTTAGGTTTTGAGCTGGAAATATACCATCGGCCACGCCGATTGAGTGATCACTGTAAATCTCAATCTTAAATTCGTGATTAACTGTAACTCGACGAATGATGGCGTCAGAAGCAAAGCTGAGGTTAACTGATATTGAATCACCAGCCGAAACAGAAGGGAATGAGCCCGAAAATGAATAAGCTAGACCATCTTCAACCAACTCAGCCAGTTCATTGCTAGCAGATGTTTTTAATCGGCGCCGACCAACCTTGAAGGACGTAAGCATATCCGAAGGCAAGCCGCCTCGGCCACCTTCAGGGTGCCATTGCGTCGTCATTCTTGGGCCTCCTTACGCTTCTTTCTTCGCTTTTGTGCGTGCCAAGCATTGAACCTCTTTTCTCCAGGCACGCTAAGCTTTGGCTCTCTCTTTTTGTCTTTAGATGAGTTTTCCAACTTGACGCGCCTCTTGTTTTGCTTTTTCTGTTACAGCATTCTTAGAGGCCGCAGTCTTCCGTTTATTATGAGACTTAATAACAGTTTTAGCCTTTTCTAAGCGCTGATCGATCTTTTTTGCACTATCAAGAAGTTCTTTTTGGCTTAGCATAATTTTCCCTCAGTCTTTACCAAGAAGCCCCAATTAAGGGGCTTTTAAACAACCAGCTATCAAGAATTAGCCGTTAGTAATCAAGAAAGCAACGGGCACATTCTTACGCGGAACAACGCGATCCCAGTTTGCAGCCAACTTATACTCTGCGATGGTTGGCGATTCACCAGCAACCGTACCAGAGGTAAACTGAAAGCCGAACGGGTGGATGATCCAAGACTTACGAGACACCAATGTCTCAATGCCGCCGCCGTTGCCCTGCAAAGCCTCTCGCTCAACCTCTGTTGGAACTTCAGGAGATCCATTACCATAGCCAACCGCACCAGCACCAAACAGGATTGTAGTGTACTTAAACCCAGACGTACCACCCGCAACAACTGTCATGCCATCGTCAACAACAACGCGCTTACCCATATAAGTCGGAATAGTCATGCGACCCTGGGAGTCTGGAATAAAGTCAATGTCATCGTTATCTACAGCGCGCTTGTACACAACCGAGTGCATAGCAACAACACCGGTTTCTTCAAATGCATCACCCAACGTAAAGGCCGCTGAAGTGAAGTTTGACCGGCTAAACAAGTTTGCAGCAGTTGCGCTGTCGCCATCCTCTATAGAAGCATCATTCACCATATCGCCGGAGTCGTTTGCAACGTTGTCAGCAAGGACGCCATCAAGACCGCTAATTACTCGGCGTTGCCATTGGCGCATCCAGTACGTGTCAACGCGGTTACGAACCTGATTCATGGCGGAGCCACCCATCGCTAGCTCGCTAGCCAAATCCGCAGCCTGCCATGCGTTATTGAGCATAAGCTTACGCGCGACCTGCTCGCCCTGAGTGATTTTATCGGGTGTTGCAATACTTGCCGGATCATCATCAGAAATATTCGGCTCTGAAGTTGGGTCAAGATCATTCCAGAACGGAAGTTCTCGGATTTTGCCTGCGCCAGAAGCGAGACTATTAAGAAGACCTGACGACACGGCCACGCCCGACTGAAAAAAGGCAGTCTTTTCGGGGTCATTAACCGGAGGCAGATCATTAAAGATTGTGACATCAATAATGTCAGTAAGGCGTGTAGTAGCCATGTGCTAATCTCCTAGTGAGTTTCGTAAAACTCGTTTTTAAGCTTGTCGTAAACTTCAGGCTTGTCAGCTCGGATTTGCTTAAGCTCTTCGCCTGAGTACTCATTGAACTTCTTGAGAGTGTTCACGGCACCACCGCTTCCACCTTTTGCGCCCCCACCAGAGGCTTCAGAACCGTCAACAAGAAATGGGTATCTCTCTCTCATTCCTGCTGTCAATTCATCTACTGTTGATATTGTTGGCTTGCCAGATTCATCTAGCACGCTAACATTATCACCGTCAAGGGCGATTCTAGCCCTAATCTGTTGTTTTAACAAGTTGGCACGATTCGTGTCTTTTGTTAATGATGACGCTATCTCTAGCGCCTTGTTTTCTAAGGTTTTTTCGTGAATGTCAGACTCTAAGCTAGTGTACTTATTCTTCCATTCTTCAATCTGGGAAATAGCATCGTTTAGTTTTGCTTCTGCCGCCTCCGCACCTTCGCTACTACCATGCTTGTGCAAGTCAGCCAGCTTCTTCTTGTGGTCTAGACTAGCTTCATCAAACTTAAGTTGAAGCTCTTTCTTTTCGCTAAGCAGCGTGTTTGCGTGTCGCTCAAGTCGCTCTAACTTATCTTCAGCATCTTCCGGTAATGTCTTTAACTTACCTTCTGGGTCAAACTCTTTAATCTTGTCTTCATCAATTAAAACATATGGCATTAGCGAACCCCCGGTTCTGTGCGGCGCAACCGCTGTTAGTTTGCAATGATTGTACCATGCTGAATTATATATTTTGATTGATTATGTTGCTTTTGTGTGTATTATATGTACACTCAATGTACATAAGGTGATCACATGCAGAGACCTAAAATTAACGGCAATATCGAAGAAGAGGTTCAAAAGTATGCCGATAAACACTATGAGGGCAATTTTACTCAAGCTGTGCGTACTTTGCTTATTGCAGGGCTGCGACGAAAGAGAGAAGAGCGAGACGCAACAAGCAAGCGTAGAGATTGAGAATATTTATACACTGGCGGACATAGAGATCTGTCTTGATCAGGGTGGAGAATGGCAGGGTGATTGCGCCTATAATGGCGAACAGTGCTTAATTTACACACGATGCAAACCAAACTCTTTATATTGCCCTTGTGACATATGGGTGAAAGATGATGCATAGCAGTCATTCTAAACATTACGAACTTTGGAGATTCAAGCAGACGACCAAACAAGTCATTTAATGGCAGATAATAACCCTAAAGACTCAATAATTTATGAGCTTATGCGGTTTTTTGAGATTGGGGAGAATGAACTTGAAAGCAAGTGAGCTAAAATATTATTTAGATGCATTTATAAGAGATCACGGTGATTGCGAAATTGATGTGATTTTGTTGGCGCAGGACGGATCATTTATAGATGTGGATTTAGATGATGAGCCTATACACGATGGATATACGGAGAACGCAAAAACGTGCGACCTAAGACTAAATTTTCTGTGAGGGGTAGCTGGTAATGCATACATTTGAAGGGTGTGAATATAAATACCAGTTTGAAGTAGACATCCATAAGTTTGCATTAAAACACTCAAGATTGCCTTACTGTATCGAGGCAGATAAAGCCGAGATAGCTAAAGCGCTTATGGCTGGCGACATAACTCAAGAGTACATAAGCTTCGGAATCCCACCAGCCATCACTTGCGCCAAGTTAGGCGTAACGATAGAGCCTAAAAAAGACCACCTTGAGAGCAAGGGGGGTCAAATAAATGAATAAAACTAGAGAAGTTATCTCAACCATAATCAAAAGCAATCTACCAGAGGAAAAAAAAGATTGCGCTGCTTGAGCTATTAATCACCACAGAGAAGGTGATGGCCGCAAACACGATACCTTTCGCTGCACCTGCAATAGCAGCTAGTAGCTTAATTACTTTAAAAGCGATCCTATCGGAGCGACTAGAAAGCAACTCAAACGAAAAAGTTGCAATTATAGATTCGCCTTCTCAAACGCTAGAGGATGGAGCGACCTAAGCTCTTCAAGCGTGTATGTTCGGCCATCAAAGTTCACAAATTTAGCTACGGATAACCCGCCCTGTCTAAATAGCTTTGCTCTTGCTGGGCCTAATACCTCATCTTGAAATGAGGCTGGTTGCTTTCTTAACCATCCGCCATATGTAGACTGGCCTGAAACCTGCTCAACGCCATCAGAGCCAATAGCGGGGCGATCACCCTTAACTTTCGAAAGCAGATCATACTGCGGATCTACTTTTGGCACGATTGTTGAGCGGCACGAAAAATGAGCAGGCGGCTTAGGGCTTGAGTCTCTAAACGGGTAAACCTGCCCATCACGAGCAATGCACACATTTGATGTTTTATTATCCAGAGTGGAAACCCACTCATAACCGTCTAAAACATCTTCATTCTCGAGAGCCGTTTGATACCGAGCTATTGAACTAACCGCATTTGTACCAGTCCGCACCAAGCTTGCTGCCTGCCGCCTTTGAAGGGACTCAACCTGACGAACACGAGTAACTAATTGATCTTGCGTTAAACCCTCAGTAAATCCATCCTGAATAATGCTGTTTATCTGCCTGCTTTTGACTTCCGTAAATTGCGAAAGCATTTGAGGGATTGTTATTTTTTGACCCTCGATAACATCGATTCTTGCGCTCTCAAATGAAGACTGAAGCTGCCCAGATTCTTCTATGCTTGCGTTAATAGCCTCTTCGAACATCGCGACACTAAAATCACCCTCCTCTCGCAATAGCTCGGTCAACTCATCAAGTAGGTCAGCCTCAGCTTGCGTCAGGGAAGACCTGTAACGGTTCACAGACTGTATTCTTAAGCTTATTTGACTACCGTTAGAAGTTAGCAGTTCCGCAATAGCATCAGACAAAGCAGAGCTTACAGAATCCGCCATATTCGATTCGAGGCCCGCACTGTATCGCTGCAATAAAACCGCATGGCGACTGGCAGCGTCAACCAAAAAAGTGTTGCTACTCAATTGGATTGGCCTGCCCAGTTTCGCTATCTATATCTTCGTTCGTGCGATCTTGATCAACAATCGAAGCTCTCTTGGCTACATTCTGCAGATCGGACTTAGCGATAACCGCGCGATCATATAGCTGTATAGATGCCATAACAGTTTGAGGGTCAACAGAATCATCAAAGAACTGACGATTCATTTTAAACGCTTCAGCCCCGTCAACATCGACTCCCATAAACTCACCGCACCATTCAATCGACCGCTGAATACCCTCTTCTACGTTTGCGACCAAATCACCAAGAACTGAATTTTCTCCAGTAGCATCTATCTTTGCCGCCGCCGCCGTCTCATTCGGGTTTCTCTGCTCGACAAGCTTTGCACCTAGAGCAAGCATTTGCCCCTCTTTGCGCTCTTGAAGCTTATCCGCTAGCTGATTGGCGTCAGCCTGAACACTTGTAAACGACCCGCCCTCACCTAAAAAATGTCCGGCCTGAGACCCAACAGTAATACCATTCGGGTTTGCAGCTTTAAACTGTTCATAATCGAGATTAGAGCTAATACCAAGTGTTAGCTGACTGTGAATATACGAATTCTCCTCAAGGTCGGCGGAGTTTCTAAAGTGACCGATATTCACATGAGCAATATCAGATAAAGGCGGCTGATCAACAGATAGATCGTTATTTTGCGCACCTATAACAAACAGAGGGATTCGCATCCATCTGGAGCCGTCCGCCTTTGTTGGGGCCAGCTCTTCGGTTATGGGCTCACCATCTTTATAAACCTGCTGCGTGTAGCCTTCCTCTCTTAATCTTAACACCCGATATTGATATTTAGGCACATGTGAAAACTCATCTTCCGAATCATCCGTGCATTCCTGCAAGACCGCTAAAGTTAAAAGCACCTGTCCAGCAACAATTTCGGACTTCCAGTTTGTAAGATTTAGTGCTGAATATCTCTTGATCGTTGCCTTTGGGTCAAGCATAGCTTGCTGCTCGGCGGTCATACCCTCTGGAACTTCTGGGTAGTCAGTGAAAAGAATTTCTCGGCCTGTATCCAGGTTCTCGCTAAAAACATCCTTGGCAAGCTGGGTTATCGACTGGCCGGAGCCATCTGCATTATCTTCCAGGTACTCCAATCCAGTAGGTAGATCAACCTCTGGTGCTATGCGAAAAGCAGCGCCCGTAAGTCCTGACTTAGTTCTACCGGTGATATTTGTATAGATAGCACGCTGCAAATAAGGTTTGTACCTGTCTTTATCATAAACGCCTTTCTTCTCGCCTGGAGCGGGAAGCGCGGCAGTCTTTAGCTCCTTGACATACTTGGAACCCTTAGAGCAAGCAATCGTAAGCTCCCATTCTGGCTTCATGTCGTCGTATTCTGGGTGAGTAGCATCAACGCCCATAATCTTGGCCTAATAATTGAATGATACTTGTATTTTATCAATATCCTTACGGATGGGCCATTCCTTATCGATCATATAACCAATAGCTGTTGTTATGTGCTGATACTGGTTTTTTTGATCTTCTTGGAACGTGGAACCTTCTTGTAGTTGAACCGTAGCAAGCCCTTTGTGGCACCAAGGGGCCGCCTTTCTGTTCACGAATAACGAACTCTCACCCTCGGCTGTTTTTATCTTTGCCCTAACCGCATTTTGACGATCCTTAATCGCCGGAGCTGCGTTTTTTACTTTCCTGGTGTATTGCCATCCGTTACTTTTTAATACTCCCTCGATATCCGTGTAATCAGAAGAATGCCCATGTTTTTCACCAGCTCGGCCCGCTGGATCACCATAAATCAACACATGCTTGTTTTTGTGGTCTTTGTACTTTTCCACAAATTCTAGCGCACTCTGCTTCGAAACAGCCGAGGTTAATACAATTTCATCGAGCAAATAAAGATCATCGCCCCGCCTAACCGACACGCACGAACTTAAAGGCGTAAAGTTTTGGTCATGACTCCACATTAATTGCTCATGAGCCTGTATCGTCTCATTGGTGTAATTTTGCTCCCCATAATCCTCGTATATTCGACCACTAGCTGTCTCAAATGCCGCTCTAAACTCTTGATTATACTGACGCCAAGACATTACCTTTTTGGCTTCTAATGCCATTTCCGGGAATATCTCTTCGGTCATCCAATGAAAAACAGCCTGCCATGCGTCGGCCTTGAGGTCTGCAAACTCATCTATGCCACCACCAGTCCAAGGAATACCCTCTATCCTTTGGGGTTTATCTAGCCCTATAACATGAATCTCGGATCCGTTATTCAGGTAGATAATCCGATTTGATTCGCTCGGCTGCCTATTGTGGGTAACAGATAATGAGAACGCCTTAAGGTCATCCCAAAATATCTTTTTTGCCTGATCGTGCGTTGGTGCAGCAGAAAAATAAATACCAGGGGTTCTATTGGCCTGCTTAACAAGAAATCTTTTGAATCTTTCTGTCTTGCCTGACCTCCTTCCGGCCGGAACAAGAGGGAACCTTAATCCTTCAGAAACAGACTTTATTAGACTTAATTGAACTGGGTGATTCTTTAACTCATACCACCTTGATAGCTGGCGATCTAGCGCAAAGTTACCGGTCTGCATTAATTGGGTAGCTTTTCTATCAATTTGCTTATTGACTCGGCAAGAGAATCGCTTGAGGATGCGCCGCTATCGGGATCTTTCTTCCATCGATCAGGGTCGCGATTAGCAAGCCATGCAATGCAAGCACCCGTATCTGGAGCATAGTGCTTATCAACTTCTACAAGAATTGGGTCTTGCGGGTCTGCCGAATTAGCTAATACTTTAGTTTCTTTGTGTGCGTACCCTGTAGCCCTTTTAAATAAAGCCTTCTCAACTTCAAAGTTGGCAAGCTCTTTGCTTTTTAGGGACTCAAGAAAATCTGGCTGCGCTTTCTTCCATGCGTTTATTGTTTGCTCTGAAACGTCAAACATTGTCGCAAGATCTTTGTCTATTGCCCCCAACTCGCAAGCCTTTGCAGCCATTCGCGCGTATTCGGGCCTATAATCCGTTGGTCTTCCTCTTTTACTCACTATTAAGCCCCCAGCTTGTTAGTGATACTAGCCGCTGGCTAGAAGTCTTTAACTATTACCCTGCTAATTGAACCGCATCCTACCAACACATAACCATCATCATAAATAGCATTAATACCAATGACCTTTATCGGATAAGCGGCTGGTGTTAGCGATGTTGTATCGCCTATCAAAATCCTAAGCTCTGTCGCACTACTCACAACAACATTTGAAGGGTTACCGGAAAGACTATAACTCTCGCTTCCAATCTCCACCTGTATGTCGGTGAAGTTTGACAGACCGTTATCAGCAAACTCTCCAGTAAAAGAAAAGTCTATAATTACTGGGTTGTCTTTACCCAAATAAATGACGTTTTGCATTAGGGTGCATTAACTTGGACTTGAACAACACCACTAGCATTTACCGTATAAGTAAAACCTTGAGTGGTATCCACTTGGGTCGTCCCATCTGTGGTTATGTCAACAACCTTTAAGATATCGTCGCTTGCGCTTGTGTTGTTGTATATAACCAAACATCGAACTGTAGTAGGGTTTGCTCCATCAGCCGCGAAACTGAAGTCATCAGCGTCTAGCGTACTGGTGTCGCCGGATTGCGCCCATGTCGTATTTGCAAGCGTTGTGCCTGCCGTATAATTGCCACCGCTGGCGACGAGCGTAACATCTGACATACTTAAAGACGCCGCGTTAACATCAATGCTCGCATAAGTATCTGACACAAACGACCACGAAAAAACATCGGTGGAGTTGTTATAAGACCCCAAGCCTTTGTTATATTCGTAAGCGCTTGCCCGCTTACTATCTCCACGTGCCATAGCTATTCCCCATAATTGAATGAAGCCCAGTTGTCGGCATAGTTAGCCGCTGCGCCAGCTTGCCTATAGTTTATAGTAAAATCATCAATTCTAACAACTTGACCAACAATAACTTGCGGCCTTAATGTGTCACTCTCCGATAGTGCAGTATTCGACAATACGCTTATAGACTCATCAATATCCACGATTGGGTCATTTGATGCCGATACAGAAAACGAAGCCACCGCCGCAACATTGATTATTGCCGCTAAATTTACATCTGGATCAAGAGATATAGAGGATGAGCCAGATAAGTCAGAGCTAACATCAACCAAGGCCGCAATCGTTATTTGTGGGTCAATTGAGATACTTTCAGAAGTCGCGCCTAATGGTGAAACAGAGACTCCCGCCCCCATCTGAACATCTGGCCTTAGCGTACTTGAACCACTAGAAGACTCAACCGCAACAACATCGACTTGAGCAAGCAGCGCGATATCATCAGCTAAAGCGCTAGACTCTGCTGCACTTGGCACCCCAGAGACATCGACAGAGGCCGCTATAGCTGTAGATGGGTCATTTGAATTCGATTCGGATTGCGCAACAACCGGCAAAACAGTAATTATTGATACAACTGAAACTGCAGGTCTTAACGGATTAGATTGAGATACTGAAGGTTGAGGCGTCACCTGTGGCGTCACCTGTGGCGTAAAAGATACAACTGGCCTTTTTCTTTTAATGTAATACGAATAATCGCGCTTTCTAAAAACGCGCCGCCTCATATTTAGCCGCCTATCTCTTCAAATGTAATCACGCCAGACATCGTTAGCTCGTCAGCAGGAGCGGTCTGAAGCTCTAATATAATTCGACCGCCAGGAGACAATACTGGGCGCATTTCTGGCGTGTAAATCTTTTCATACCCTGCGAGTACATTGAAAGAGCCAGACCACAAAATATCACCCTCAGCACCTTGGGTCGTATTGTTTGTTTCAACCGTAGAACCCGCAGCCGGGAAGCCTACCTGCATAGGTCTTGCCGTTACTGCCGAACCACCTGAGCCACTTGTAGACCCTCGATGCAACAGCAAACTTAACTGCTCGCTCTCGGCGTCTCCAGCGTCGGAGCTTTGCGATATCTCGAAAGAATGCACAACCACTACGGCATCGCTCGGAGCCACTATTTCAAAAAAGTCTTGAGCCGAGGTTACTGCCACCTCTTCAAATGTAGCCGTGTATATTAATCCAGTTGTCATTCGTAAACCCTCACGCCATTGCTATTGTAGTAAGCCAGTCTCTGATCAATATAGCTTATAATATCAGATAAATTACTGATAATCGTTGAATCTATAAGAGCATTTGTGTATGACCCACTAGGATTTTCCAAATACATTGCACGATACATCACCAGGGCAGCCAGAAAATATTTTGTCCTAGTCCCGTGCGGCGCTTCATCAACATATAGCTCAGTGTACGCAACGCTTTGCATGTACGGCTCATTGTCTAGCAAGTCGGCAAGAACAGATCCTACTGGTACCATTCGAACACTTAACGATGGGTATTGAGCAACAATTAAGTCTTGCCACTCATTAAACCAACTTTGATATGTACCGCGCTGATAGTCTTGAACTACCTGCCATTCCGCCGCTGTTAGGTTTGTTTCATCCGCAATAGTTCCGCCTATCGCTAAATGAGCGTCCAGCGGCTTAACCCAGTGAGAATACAAAACCACTTTCGTCGTCGGCTCTTCTGCAACGATGTAATCAATAACACGCCTGGTTCTTGGCATATATTCAGTCGGACTTAAAAAATCCAGATCAAAATTCGACGGCATAACAATGACCTGATCGAAATCTTGACTAGCAAAATCACCGCTTGGCCACGGATCAAATGTATTCGTCGAATATTTGTAATGAGCTGTGGGCGGTAAAGCATGATAATCAAGCTGCCCCCACTGTCCCGTCCCGCCGTGCTGCTTGCCGTTAGCTTGCGCAAGAGCGCCCAGCCAGTAACCTGTCGAGCTTTCTGGTGTTATATTTGGATCTTCGCCGACATCCCAAGTGTAGAGTGAGTGACCAAAAACGTAATAATCAACGCTATTTAAAGCCGTCGGCGGCAAAACCGAAGCGACCCGCCCAGGAACCCTAATGATAGCCTGCCTCACTGAGTCACCAAAAAGTTGCGTAGTCGTCGCAATCTAGAAAACTTAACTTGAGACTCTGCACCACTACCCCCTGCTGATGTATAAGTGACAACAAGCTCTGGGCGCACTCCATCACCTGCACCGCTAGAGCTATAAACACCAAACGTCCCCGAGGCTGATACTGTAGCAGTGCTCAATAAAATGCCCTCGTCAGGGCTTACAACACCATTAATTATATCCTGAACCAGGCTAGTAACATCGATAGGCGGCTGCCACCCAGAGCTGCCCGTGTACACGGCCGACCCCTCAATAGCGCCCACCCTATCAACACCATCCAAGCTACAACCACCTGACGCCCACGACAAGGACGTTTCGTACTCATTCCAACTAGCATTTGGGTCAACCCAAGAACGCAAAACCCTGCGAGCGTCAATAGTTATCGTGCCAGTGTTTGAAAACACTCTGTTTATGTAGATTTGAGCACTAGAAACACTGACAGGCCCGACGATATTAGACAATCCCGAAAACCTAAAAAGACAGCGGCGGTCTTCGGGTGCTGACGTGTTTGAAAGCAAAACAAAGCCGTTGTCTGGGTTTCGCGATGTGGGCCTAGCGCTATCCATGTTGTTATCTTCAGCGCCTGCATAAAGATTATCTGCAACCGCATTCTGCGCCGCGCTATTCTCTGTAATTACGTCTGTTGGCATTAATTGCGATCCAGATAAGTTTTCATGTTGTTGTAGCGCTCTTGTGTGATCATGTATTGAGCTTTGTACTCAGCAACTTCTATGCGCATTTCAGCGACTTCATCGTCAAGATCGTTTAGCCTGTCAACCTCTTTGATTAACCATCCAACACCAGCAAAAGCCATTACTGCAACGAAAGTGGTTACCCATTCTCGTATTTGCTCAAACATAGTCAACGCTTAAACCAACTCTTTTTTTCTTCTTCGTGCTCGTCACGAACGATAATAAAATGCTCTTGTGGCACCAGAATGCGGCTCTTTGATATCTTTATACCCATGTCTAGCATAATGGGTGCCGGAATGTCGATAATTGAGCCATGCGCCAATTCTTTGATAACCTCAACACTAACATCGACGCTCTTAGCATAAAGCTCATAGCCGTCTACAGCCGAAAGCGGTATATCTGCCTGCTGAACTTGATCGGACTTACTAACTATCCAGTTTCGCAGATAGTCATTAAACATGATATAGAACTCATCCAATGGATAAGGGCTCTTTACGCTTAAGTGAGTATCAACGGCATTCATCGCTTAATTTTAAAGCAATGGTATGAACTATGCTAGTTATGCTTTGCCACCAAAAATATCATTGTTATTGCGCCCCTCGGAAGCTGTCAGACCTCGCGTTTATCGGGCTGGCCGCCCGCGTTAAATTGCTCACCAGAGTTAGATATCAGCTATTACTGATACCCTTAATCACAGGGAATTGAACCCTGCTCCCGTCCTACCAAGCCTCAACGACCGAGATGGAATCGAACCACCACTTTGAATACACACTCTAAAAATGCACATTCAAAGTGATAGCGCACTAACATATACTAGGCATGTGGCGCACCAAAATACTATCCAGCTTCAGCCCGCCTTATCATCGTTTCAATTAGTCTCTGCTGATCATCAGTGACAGTCATACCCCAATTACTATTACCTCTCACTAATGCAAGCATCGCCTCTTTATAGCAGCCGATTTGATTATCAGCCCAAACAATAGCCTTATCGTCTGCAAAGTCACGAAAATCTTCAATTGCATTCTTGCTACCATTTACCATCTCTTTCCATTTTTCCGGTCTACTCATAATCTATACTCCATCAACACCGAACAAATGACTCTAAAATGGTGAGAATCAATGCCAGCAAGTGCAACCACCCAATTACACTCACCCCAGCCATCATTTTATAAATCCCTCGCCCGTCTCTTTGGTCAGAACCAAGAGATCTAAACAGGAACATACCTAAAACGCTGTCACACTTAACAGAAAACCAAAGCTTTTTCATAACATATACTCCATAAACTGCCTACGCTCGCCTGTGTGCTTGTCTTTGTACTTCACAATGCGCCGATCAAATACAAACCCTTTGCGCTAATAGCTTTACCTGACTTTAGATGTCTTATGATGCTTACGTGCTGTGGTGCTGTTAGTTGTACGCTCATAATTACAGCCTCTCAAAAAAAGTAATACATACCTGCTGATCATAAGAATCAACTACTTTACTTGTTTTTATGCCCTCCCTTGCGACAGTCCAAGCTAGTTTTGGATTAGCAAAAAAACTCCTTACAGAAACGATACCATCGAAAGAGCCTCCAATTTTTACCCCTTCTCGCTCAACATGCCCAGCATAAAAATAATGTCGCTTTATCATATCTCTCTCCTATTCAGCCCGAATAACTACGCCTTTAATTGTCACCGAGTCGAACTCCTTCTCGACGTGCTTTGTTAGCTCTTTGTGCTGCTTACTAGTCACTGTCACGCGAGGCAGGCCGCCGGATTTAGCCTTATTGCCGTAATTTATTAACCTTTCGATCTCGGTGTAGTGCTTTTTGGCTGCCTTGCTCATTCCTGTTAGTGGTATTTCCATCAGATCACCTCCTATTCAGCCCATTCTTGGCTTGTAAAATCGTACTCAATGAATGAATTCAATATTGGTATACCTTGGCTATCCATTCTCACCATATCCTCAGTCGAAAAGCTTGAGAAGATTTCGGCAAGCTTCCTCTCCTGCCTCTC